CCTATGTTGACAGAAGCAGGTCCTGTAGGAACTCCCTCAACGGCAAGATAGATACCGTGTCGAGAGTATTCTTGGATATCGGAAGTTCCTGTATTACTACGGGTTTGCCGCATGGCAGGATCGCCAGTTCTAAGGTAGACGCTGATACCCTTGGGTTTGAGGAACTCATCTTCGTATTCCTTTACTTTCTTAGCCCAGTCTTCAATAGTGGTAAAGCTCTCTACCATTTCATGAAAAGTAGTAATATGACCATTGGGCTCAACAGCGTGCCAAAGCCAAGCAGTAGGGTGAGCCCAACCAATATCAATAGACGTATAAACTCGCATATCTCGGGTGACTTCAAAGTTAAACTGAGTTTTGTGAAGCTCTGGATTAAAACTCTTAAATACACGGCCACCGAGTTGGACGAATTGTCCCTTCTCACGTGCCGCCCGTTCCTGCGGGTCAAGTCCTGCAAGGTATTCCTCAGCTTCTTCTTTACCGATGTGGGGGTTATCGAGCATATCTGCCTGAATAACGTCGAAGATAACATTGGTCTTATCTTCGACCACAGGGGAATAGATATCCTCATAAACCCATGTAAGACCATCCAGCGGGGTCATGGAAATCCACCATGAACCGCCGGTATCAATTAGACGGGCACGACACTCATTGAAAATATGCTTAGGGGGTTCCTCGTCAAAAGCGATAAAGTGTCGAGAAGTTCCAGCAAACTTGTCCAACTCTTGGTCATAAGACATAAACTCAATAAAAGAACCATTGTTAAGAGTAAGAGTCTTAAGATACTTATCGTAAGAATCTTCCCATGACCCGTTGATGAGGTATTTCGCCGGGAGCCATTGCTGGAAGAGGGGGAGGATAATCTTAGAAAGCCCATTGGGGAAGTCAACACAAACCAAGCGACCCCGTGTGGGTTCTTTCGGCATAGTCCGATAAGGGTGAGTCTTTGTGAGCCACCAGAGGCATTCCGTAACATCGGCAATAGTCTTTCCCGCTCGGTTTCCACCGATATAAAGTCGCCCCTTCTTATGGGACTTATGGAATTTGAGTTGTTTCTTGTGTGGCTCATAGCGGGACAAGTTCGGAAGAAAGGCCGTTTTGGTCAGACTTTCCCCGAGATTCGCCAGCATATCTGACACTGTTAGTGTTTTCTTCGGGGGCATGGTCTTCTTCTCTAGGTGTCCAACAGTGCTTACATATCTTCTGATTAGTGTAAACGCTGTAGAAATAATCTCTTGCGCTATGAGAACACATCGTCGTGCCCTATCTTTTAAGCTGTGGTCTGATCCACAGCGCCCTGTTGAGTTAGGAGAGAGATAACAGAGGCCAAAGCCGTGTTAGAACCCTTAGCACCACTGATAATTACGCCTTCAAACAAAAGCGGGGAGTCACTGCCGTTATGAACGTGACTCCCCGCCGCGGCCTGATTATTACCGGCCCCTAATGTATGATGTTGTGAGCCTGCTTCAGTATCTACGTCGCTATAAAGGTGAAAGAGCTTCACCGTCATAGGATCAGGACTTGGGTTATGGTCAGTATTCTCGGATGCGGCTGATACGCTCATTACTGCACCGCCACCCATTGATAGTTAATGGTATAGCTCGTACCAATAGCCGCGTTATCAGAAGTCTGAATCTTCACGTTGAAGCTAGTGGTAGTAATGGTGTAAGCGTAAATCTGAAGCAAAGAAGCTCGACCTGCAACGTTGGAACCTAGCGTGACTACAACGTTAGGTGCCTGAGTAAACCCGGCAGGTAGAGCCACTGAGTTAACGTTAAAGCTAACGCCCGAAGAAATGGAGATAGAGCCATTACCGCTCGCAATCTTAGAGGCGATAGGCGTTCCCAAACCATCGACATTTTTATTAACTTCGTCGGCAATAGTGGAGAAGTTAGTATTAAGAGTTGGCAGAGAATAGTTTTCTGCCGGATCAGGTAGCTGGAGATTAGACGCTCCAATGGCTTTCGCGGTACTCATGGGTATCCTTTGGCATCTAGTTACATTTCGATAGCCCGGTTTCCGCGAAGTGAAAGCTGTTGGCCGATAGCCATTCTCTCATTCGGGTCTTTCACGGTTTCATCGATAATCTCTAGTAGGATACCAAACAATTTCTGTGCGTCAATTTGCTTGTTCTTAGCCGGATCAAAGTGACCGGTAAGCTGGAAGCCAAATTCAATAGCTTTTTGCTCCCCATTGGCCATTTTATTAGCCAGCGCGAGTTCTGCGAGAGGGATAGCGGCCCTTACAGCGTCTCCACCGAGCTTCTTATATGCCTCATCGAAGACTTTATTCTTCTGCCAAGCGGCAAATTCAGCCCACGTTACGCCTACCTTCTTCAATTTCTGTGCAGGAGATAGCGGAGAAGAGATATCGGTAAGCAGGGTAAGATAGGCAATCATCTTGGATGATAGACCTTCGTCCTTTTCCAAAATCATAATTCCAAGGCTGGACATTTTATCCAGATAGTCCTCGGAGACAATATACTCATCGATTTCTTCTATGCTGGGAGTCGGTGCCTTTAGTGCGCCATTAGCATCGAAGCCGAATTGAAAGATCGTGGCACGTTCCGCCCATAGCTCACTAATAGCCTCGGCTGTAATCTCCCTATCAAGCGTATATAAGGTACGGCTGAGCATGGCGATCTGGTTGCGTACCGCGAGCGTCATCGACCCCACTGTATATACAGTACGAACGGCCGGCAGATCGGCCCCTGTGGGCGCTGGCGGGGTGCTGGGGGAGGGTGATTCGACAGACTCAGCCGGTTCTGGCTCATCCATACCCATAGCGTCGAAGATATCCATTACATGTAACCTTTCCAATGCCATTCATGCCATTCCCTATATTCCGTGGTGAATGGTTCACCGGCATGTTTAACTTCACGTCTATACATACCGACCTTCATAAGCGACGTAATGCTTTCCGTGTCATTAGTCCAAGCAGGCATTTCGATAGTCGGGACCTTGATATAGCCCCGCTTATTAAGCGCATCCGAGATAACGAGCAAAGCACCGTCTTTAGGGCCGCCGCGGAGCATGATAGTGGGCTGACTATTCTCCATCGAAGATCGTCCTTTCACCCACAGGAAGATCAGCTAGGTAGGCAATGTTCTCAGGGGGCATCCCGAAGAATTCCAGTCGCTTCTTAATAACGACAGGTAGGAACTTCGTGCTACCGGCCTCATAATGCTGAAGAATAGCGGGGTTAATAAGAAATAGTTTAGCGAATTCCATCTGCGTATCTGCAACGATTTCACGGAATTCAATCCATGAATCGTATTTACGGGTAGGAACTTTAAGCCACATACGCGGGGTAAGAAGGCGCTTACGCTCTTCGAGCATTTCCTTCTTATAGGCGACGTACTTAATCCCCCACAGGGTATCCTTATCGACTCGGGTCATAAAGCTGTGGAGCTTAGGCGGCATTGTGTCATACAGAGCAAGATCGGTTCTGTGGACAATTGAATAGCCGACGTTTGCAATTTCGGCCAAAGTGCTTTTATTGAGTTCGCGTCCGTTCAGGGCAGTAAGGATGCGTTCGTCATTATTAGCGGACTGGATAAAAAGCTGAACTGGATTGATAGCCACGTTATGTGACCTTTCGGATTTGTGTGCGGACGCCAAACATGCGATAATGCATAGCCATTTGCATAGCAGTTTCGGAACTTACGGTAATATAGGCCATTCTCCACTTATCGTCAGGGAAAAGTTGGCGGAATACTACATACTTTCTTCTCATGTGTTTATAGTATCCGTAGCATAGAGGGAAGTCAAGAGGGAAAAAATTCTCAAGTGGTAAAGGGATAAACGTGGCTGGAAGTTCAAAGCTCGGCAACATGGTTAATGGCTATATAGGACTATATGCGGTAGACTATCCATATCGGCCCCAAAGAAGAGGGCCACCAATGAAAGGCACACAATGTCACTCTCTCCCGTATATGAACTGATCTACTCCCAGCCGACCGAAGAGACTGTAGTTATCGGCGAGTTCGATAGCTGGGAAATGCTGGCCTCTCTTCTCACTGAGGAATGCACAATGATCACGGAAGAGTCCGGCAATACTGAGTTGACCCTCATGCTCTCTTGCTGGTTCATGAAGATGCAAGCTTCGGATGCGGTTCAGTTCGCTGACCTCACAGAAGAGAAGATGGTCTATACCTACCCTGAGTCTGGTATTACCGGCGGCTGGTCTATCCGTCTTCTTGATACCGGCATTGAGATTCTTCGGACTGAATCCTTCACTAACCGCGAGGGTCAGAATGTGGAGATTGAACTGGAGAAGTCCACTCTCAACGGCGAGAGCGAATACAACGTCCGCACTTCGATATCGACTCTCACCTTTGAACGCACGGCTACGGTACGGACTATCATTCAGTCGGTATCAAGCTGGGAGTCGAAGATCAACGCTATCAATGAGATGCGCTACCTCATGATGATCAACGGCTATGAGGCTCCTAAGTCGAAGCAGGCTATCGTCAAGCTGAGCGGCCAGTTCCGCGACCAGCGATAGAGGCTATATGGTCCCACCCTTCGGGGTGGGACCTAGCCGCGTGGAAATAAACTGGGTGGATTTGATACTGGCCGACGCCCTGATCCATGTTTATTGGTTTGATGCGTCTTATATGTTGCATCGTGCTGGCATAGAGGGTAATGTTTCTCTTGTAAGGCAAACAACCCCGGGGAACGATCCCCACAGAGTCCAAAGGACAAAGACCATGACTGAAGTTTCCACTCCCAGCGCCGCCGATTCCATCTACGCAACGATCGCCAACGATATCTTGGCTGAAGCCAAGAATGACTCCCAGAAGCTTCACGATATGGTGAAGCAGGTCAAGACGGCCAAGGGTAGCGCGGATGACGTGAAGAAGTGGATCGATGAGTCCACAGAAGACACCGTTGTGAAGCGCCGCGACGCTATCGCCAACGCCAAGGCAAAGATCGCCGAAATTCAGGCCGAGCTTGAAGCAGAAGCACGTGCCGCTATCGTCCCGGATGATATCGACGTTAACGCGATTCAGGAATCCTTCAAGACGGTACGTGGTGAGGTTATCAAGACTCTCAGCGCCGCCCGTATCATTCTTGGCAAGGCAGGCGTTAAGGACTTGTCCGAGATTGATGAGCTTCAGAATAACCTGCCTAAGAGCATCACGGGCGTATTCAGCGGCTCGGGTAAGTCCCCTGAAGAACTCGCCAAGGTTCGGGAATGGGCACGCGCTAATGGCCACACTGTCGCGGATCAGGGCCGGATCGCAAAGTCGATTCAGGATGAGTATGACGCCGCTATGAAAGAGGGCGCAACGGCTGAGTAAGCTCTAAAAAATATCCCCTATACCTTCGGGTATAGGGGATATTTTTATGCCCTGATATCAGATCATATATCCTATAGGATATTGGATTGCGTGGAAATAAACCGGGTGGATTTGATGCGTACCAACGGTGTGACCCACGTCACACCCTCTCATGTTGTGTTTGATGCGTCCGTAGCATAGACTCTATGTATGGCCTCAGGTCAGCCCGTTGGTTCGGGAGTTGTTTTAGAACTCAATAGCGATATGAAAATAAAGCCAAAGAAGAGCTTTAGGGCATATCAGATATAAAGGATATGATTATATCCAAGATAGCGAACTATCAATGTTATCTGTAGCTGATATGCCTCATGGACATTCTTTGATATCCAAAATGCCGATAATATTGGTTGCTAATAATCTAACTTTTTACATTCGAGTATAAATCCCATATAGAAGTCTTTCACTCCGTTACAGACTCTATATGGGTTTAGTGTAAACTTTATACAATGTAAAGTGTAAACCCTAACTTCCGCGTATTCTAGGGGTTTTAGTGTAAGGTTTACACTCGTACTGTAAACTTTATACACTCCTAGTGTAAAGTGTAAAGAATCGGACTGTAAACCCTAACGATATGCCCCTATCAGGCATATCCCACTAAAGGAGATATACCGCTATGACATGGATCGAAGTAACTCCCGCTTATGGCCGCGACTACAAGAATCAGAAGGCAGTAAAGGAAGATTGGGATAAGAACCTCGACTTCCGTGATACTCGCACTGGTTCTTACATCACTAAGAATGAGGCTATCAAGCACAACCTGTCTGTTAATGTTCGCTACTCCAACCTTACTAAGATTGTGACGGTAAAGAAGTAACATGACTACTCGTAAAGAACTCCGTAAGAAGTATTCCCTGACTAAGTTCACCGCTGATCTGTTTATCTTTGCAGTAGCGGCCTTCTTTATCCTGTCTATCTACCTTGGAAGCGGTGTTATCAAGTGAGTGAACTGAAGCCTGAGATTAAGGCCGCACTATCCCACAGAGAATACTTCAATCAAGGCGGGCTTAAAGGTTTCTATCCTTATTCGGATGCTCGGCCGCATATGGTATACATTGTGCGCAGTGGCGTTGATACCATTGCTGTCTTCGACGGTGACATATGGCATATAAGCGACAGCGACTTTCATTCTCTGCGCACTAAAGAAGACTTGAGACTAGTCAAGCAAGTTATCGGGGATCATGATGCTTACTCCATGTTCCCTGTGGTTCCCACGTTGGCCGCAATGGATGCTCTTCTTGAGCGTCTCGAAGTTAAGGAAATCTAATGCCTAAGTACACATACGGTGCTAAGTACATCGAAGTAGTAAAGACCGAACTATCCGACGTTGTTCTCTTCAACCGCTCATCTAAAGAAGTATTGGTTATTCCCCTGTGGGAATTGGAACGGGTGACTAAGGAACTAACCGACCTTGTTATCGCTGAGCAGGATAAGAAGGATGAAGAACGTAGGCGTAAAGAGCAGGCAGAGAATGATCTGCTTCAATCCAACCTTTGGCGTATTAAGAAGGAAGGCGAGTAATGACTAAGCGAATCTCTACCGTAGAGGCGGACTTGATTACTAAGTTCGGTACTCCTGCCCACGAATCATACGACATTGAAGAATTGCGTGAGTATGGCGTTGACTTCAATCAACTCATTAAGGAATACGTGAGAGACGGTAATAAGAAGATCGTCCTTACCCTTACCACAGAAGAGGTAGAGTAATGTCCACAGAAGATAAGACTCAATTTATCCTCGACTGCACGGAATTCCTGTACGTGTATTCGCCTAAGAATACCGAGGCGGACTCGCGCTATGTATTCAAGGATGCGCGATTCGACGGTCCTAATAAGCTCGACGATGCTTATGAGTATGCTGTACAGCTTCATGAAGATAAACTCCTCAAAAGAATAGAAGAGTTCTTCAAAGAAGAATACGGCTCCCACAGGGTTAAAGAAGTACGGGACATTTCATGGGTATATGGTCCCAATGTTCATAGTCGGCATGTACGTGTTACCATTGAGGACCATGAGGGTACTGAAATAGTCGCTGACTATAAAGTCGAACTCGATAAAGACTGGCAGGTAACTACCTGTGAGGAATACAACCGCGTTATCTAAGTGAGAGGTTATGCCTAACCCTAATCGTTTCAATCCGCGCAACAAAGCGCTAGGGGAAGCCAATACGCTACTTATATTGGCTTCCCTTAAGACCGGGCCTAAGACAATGAATGATCTTATGGCCGTGTCTGGTCTTACTCGACAGACACTAACCAATAAGATCAAGGCCAATAAGGATATCCGGGCCACAGCTACTAGGCCGATCAAGTATTATATCGGTGACCATGTAGAGCTATCGACTATCCCCGATGAAGTTATCCGCCCTGATAAACCTACTAAGGTAGACACTGTAAAGGCGGCCATTGTTCATGCGCCTAATGAAGTAGTCTTCTTTCCCGCCGCTACTCATCACGATCACTCACGCTTTCACGATCACATTCTTAACAGTGAAGAAGACAACGGCTTCATGAATATGTATCGATCTGTGGGAACTAAGAGTGATCTAAATAACCTTGAACACCAGATCAAAACAATGTATGACCTAGTTCAATTCCGTAAGACACTGAAGGAGTTTGAATGAGTAACCATACCGGCCCCGGTTATTGGAAGATCACTAATACCCGATACGGTTTTGCTGTGGTGGATGGTAAGGTACGACGTAAACGGTTATACCATACTGAGATAAATGCCAGTCATGTAACACCGTGGCTTGCTATATGGGTTAGCGATAATCCTTACAGTATCCAAGCACCTAAGAGATTCAAGACACATAAAGACGCCCTCGCCTATGCCGTGTTGGGTGGAACGCCTATCCCGCCTGAAACATTGGCAACTCTGGAAGAGAGATAAAACAATGAGCGACCTTGACGATTTCTTTGCTAACATATTCGACGGAGCCGAACCTGCTAAACCGGCCAAAGAAGAGCCTGTTAGTGAAGCTCCCACAGAAGAAGTAAAGAAGATTGTTCTTAGCGGTGAGTTCTTTGATCCTGAAGACAAAGTTATCGAAGACGGTATTTGGGCGGGTATGACGGTTGAAGAAGTAGCCGCTGAATACGGTCAAGAAGAACCTGTAGAGCCTGTAGTTCTTTCTCCTGTGGATATCGCCAAGGCGGCTGTCGAAGCGGCTAACCAGCGCGAAGAAGAAGCACGCGCTAAGTTCCAAGCCGTTAAAGATGAGTACGCGGCAATGGAAGAAATGATGCGGGTTATGCGTCAGAAGTTTGCCGACGCTAATACCGAATACCGTGAAGTCGCTAACGATAAGCACGCGGCACAACGTAAGCTTACTGAAGCTGAGTTCATTGCTCAGGAAGAAGCTAAAGAAGCTGAGATTCAAAAAGAGAAGCGCGTATTGGTAGAGGGATACCGTAAGAAGGTAGAAGAACTTGATCCGGCATGGCGTAATGGTGCTTACGATCACCAGTGGGAAGGTGCTACTACTCTTGCACTTCACGGTAGCGCTCTATTGGGTGACGAAATGGGACTCGGTAAATCTCTCACCGCTCTTATGGTCCTCGACTTCATCGATGCACACCGCACGCTTATCGTTGCTCCTAATGGCACGGTAGAGAACCTGACTCTTGAGGCTATGCGTTGGAGTCCTCACCGCTTTACATTCCCTATGGCCGGTAGCGATAACGCTACTCGCACCGCATTGCTGAACACTATCTTCCGTCGCCGCTTTGAACAGGGTAAAGACTTTATCATGACGGTTAACTTTGAGCAGTTGCGTAATGCGGAATTCGTTGAGCAACTTCGTGAGTTGCAATTCGATACCATCATCGTCGATGAGGCAGACGGATTCAAGGATAAGTCGAGCGGTCTTTATAAGTCGCTCTATCGTCTGCGCTACGCGGCTAACAAGTTGGAAGAGAATGGTGAGCTTAGCTGTAGCGTTAAGCACTTCTATCCTATGACCGGTACCTTTATCCGCAACAAGCCTGCTGATATCTGGCCTGCCCTTAACTTGGTAGACAAAGAAGCTTTCCCGGTTGAGCGTGAGTTCCTGCTTACCTACTGCACCTATGATTCCTATGATGGGAAATGGAACTTCAGGACTGGTGGAGTTAGCTCGCTTATCAAGCGACTCGGTGGCCGTATCGTTATGCGCACCACAGTAGAGTGCGGAATCATTATCCCCGAACAGATTCTTCACGATGAGAATCCCGCTCACCTTGAAGTCTGTGAAGAATGTCGTACCGAATTCCCCATTCGCTTTATGGATGGTGAGTATGGTGACCAGCGCCGCATCATGAAACAGCTGGCCGAACATTCTCAGATCATTCTTGATAGCGAACGTAAGACTTCCACTATGGAACAACTCGCTATCATTACCCGTAACCGGCAGGCAGTAGTATGGCCCGGCGGTATCAAGCTTACGGGTGAACATGCCGACGGTAGTAAGTTCGAGTTCTCTGTGGGAGAAGACGTTAACGAATCTATCAAGGTCGATTGGGTGGAACGCAAAATCCGCGCCTTGCGTGCTAAAGGTAAGCGCGTAGTCGTATTCTCTCAGTTCAAGGACGGTATTAAAGAACTGGAGTCCCGGCTTAGGGATCAGCGGGTTGTTCGCTATGACGGTGACACGCCTTCTGATATCAAGTCCCGGGTTATGCAGGACTTTGATAGGCGAGTAGTTGCCGATCGCGGCAATGAATGGGAATGGGATATCGTTCTCTGTAACTTTAAGACTGGCGGTGTTGGTCTTAACTTTACTCACGCCACAGATACCATTCTTCTCGATGAGTATTGGAACCCGGCAGGTAATGAACAGGCTTTCCGTCGCACTAAGCGAATGGGACAGACTGAAGTAACTCACGTATGGATTCCCCGAGTTGCCCGCACTATCGATACGTGGATGAAGAATCTCAACGACGATAAGCGCGCTATGGTGGACGGCTTTAACCTTGAAGTCGATATGGAAAAGAACCTGACCGACTTCCTCTCTATCATGAAGGGCGACCTGTAACATGCCTTGGTATCTCGCGCTCCTGCTAGTAGCAACTCTACTAGCAGGAGCGACGGGTATTGTCATAGTTAATATCCGTGACCGCAAACCGAAGTATAAAAGAATACAGGATGACTTCAGCCTTATGCTGGATACTCCTGCCAAGAAAGCCCGTCACCTGAAAGAACATCGTGACTGGGATCAAGAGTTCCACGGCTACCTAAAGCAGCGGGAACTTATTATCTGGAACGGCAAGCTTATGTCCATCGAAGAAGCTGACCGTTCTTACTACGAAGAAGAAACAATAAGGAGATATAATGAAATTCTCGAAAAAGGTAAACTCATTCTACTTAGCGGCTGCAATCGCATTCTCGGCTGTAACTGTGGGAAGCGTAGTTGCTCTTTCAACACCGGCACCGGCAGAAAGTCCGGTTGGAACTCAGGTCAGTGGTAAAGAATACACTATGACCACAGCACAGATGAATTACTTTCTCGACCGCATTCATTACGGACAGAAGTAAGTCATGAGTAAGCAGGAGGTAGAGGAATTCGTTTGCGATAGCTGTGGAGCAACAGCTATCATCACTGACTTCAGTGAGAGCCACACACTGCCGCCTAACTGGCTCCACCTTATCGGGCAGGTAGATAAAGCCTATGCCTTTGAGCTTGACCTTTGTCCCAAAGATGCGGCCAAAGTCCTTAGATCACTAGAGAAGGAACTCTAATATGTGCGACGCTTGCGAAATGATGAAAGAAGAAGACAGCGGAGTAAAGGCGCTCTATAACGAGTGGCTCGATCAGGAGAACATAAAGCCCGGCGGTATGCTTGGGGCTGACTATGAAACCGGAATGGTCCGAATCCCTAACATCGGTATCATGGTTGTTCAGAAGACCACAGACCGTAGTGTCACTACTCTTGAGGGACACACTGAACTGCCGCCTAAGCTCAATGCGATCATTATCCATGAAGGTGAAATGGATAACTTCATTCGCGGTATCTTTGTTCAGATGGGTCCTGAGTTCATGTTCGGTCTTATCGGAAAGGAGTTCAACAAAGATGACTACGACGGCATCTAAGCGGGCTAATACCTTCCAAGGTAGTCGGGTCTTCATCGGACTTAGGCCCACGATTTTCGATAACGTAGAAGATCAGCACATCACTCTTGAGTACGTCGGTAGCTTCCCTGACTGGAAAGAACTCATCATGAAGTGCGAGCGTTGGGCAAACAAGTTTGCCTACATGCCCGTAACTGTGGAAGTGAATGGCTACGGTAACTGGCTGGCTACTAATAACGGTGACCATCGCTATTTCGACGTAGCCTTGATAGGCTTTAGGGAATACCCTGAACTCACGTATCAGAAGAACTGGCATATCACCCTCGGCAAAGACACTAAGCCGATTAAGCCTCGACAATTCGATATCATGAAAGACGCAGACAAGTTCGATATCTGCGACGATCTGTGGATCGGATATAAGAAGGCAGATGGTACGTCGGCTTGGATCAGGTACTTGGGCAATAGGGGAACCCTTATGCCTCAAGAATTGGAGCCTGAAAGTTGGCAGG